GCAGCAGCCCATGAGATGGTGCCGGCATATCTAAAATTAACGCCGGCACCAGTTGATAAAGTGTATAAAACTTCATTTAAAATGTTTAATAGACGGAACGATGTGGATTACTATTCTGTGTCTGTGTACGACCAGAACTGGAATAAAGTTCCATTTGCATCATTTGATAGAGTGTTTAAATTAGAACACCTTAAAAATAAAGAGATTACTGTTTATATAAAAGAGCGCGATATCTCTACAGTAACATACGTGTGCACATCTTCAAAATTATACGCCGGAGAGGGAGCAACCGTAAACTCACGCATATGCTCTAAGATCAAACAATGAGATGGATTATAATACTCATTGTTTTACTGATAAGTTGTTCAGCTACAGCAGATTCAAATGGTATCAATCTAGCTATACCTTCATTACCACAAAATTTTTCACAAGACAGATTTAGAGCAGGAGATCTCGATTGTGCAAATGCTATCGGATCTGCAACAAATCTAGAAATAGGTGTGACAGGAATACTCAATGAACAAGATGATCCATTTAACCCTAGGTTTGGTGAACGGAATATTAATACAGGCGTATATGCCAGGATTGTTATACCGTTGGGATCTAGGCCTAAATCAAGAATTAACTGCGACACATTATACCAAATCGAGTTGGAGAGAAAACGACTCGAAATAGCTAAACTCAAAAGGGAACTGGAGGAGTTGAAATCCTTACAGTTCGAGAACTAGGAGAGTACCATGCCAGAGGTAGAAGTTGGAGGTATGACATTCAAAGGGGGCAAGATGATGGTCCTCTTTACAGTTCTTTCCACTCTTGCAGGTGGATTATGGGCTGGATTTGAGTTCTATAAAGACTACATGGATATGAAAGAGATTGTTCAAAATATCGATATTCAAGAGATCAAAGCAGAGAATGCTCTTGTAACTACTAAGCTGGATGAAGCAATTGAATACACAAGAGACATTAAAAACAGTCTGAAAGATGATATTATTCGCATTGAAAAAGTCACAGATGATACAAGCGCTCGTATGAAAAACCTTGAACGTGACATCGATGTTCGTATGAGAGAACTATCGGATCTTGCTCGTGAGTCAGAAAAGGATGCCCGAGACACTATGAGAGAGACAGAAGATCGTATAGATAACAAAATGGAAAAACTTGATACAAGTCTACGGAAGACATTACAGGAAGCTTTGGATAACCCACTGAACAATTAATATGGAAAAATATATAACGATTTTAAATTATGATGTGGACGTTGACCGTCTAGTGTCGATGGCAAAACAATTAGATGATGAATGGGAACAATCCTATATTATGAAATATCAGGGAGCTGATTCTGAGCTTGATCGTGTCGAGGGATTAGACCATTGGAAACAAAATATGCAGGTTGATAAAAACGACAGGTACATAAAAAGAATATTAGAAGATTTTGAACTGCTACCCAACTCTGCTATGCCTAAATTTCATTGGTTAGCTCCTAATACTGTTCTAGAGACTCATGTAGATGAAAGAACAAAATGCAGCTTAAATTTTCTTTTATCTCCCGACCTTGCACCAGTTACCTTTGAGGACAAACATTCTTTTAACTATAAGCAAGCTTTATTGAATACTAAGGCACCCCATGGTGTAAAAAATGGTCCACATGCACGACTACTATTTCGGATATCGTATCATGACGAGACATATGAGGAACTAAGTAATAGGATAAAATATAAGGCAAACGGGGGACCTTCTAGCCCACCCTACTGGAAAAATTAAAATAGGAATTTACAAATGAAATGGATTGTGGTAGTATGATCAAATGATTATTATAGACTATAATGGCATAGCCATTGGCAGCATTGCTAGCCAAAAATTAGATCCCGATGAGAATCTCATTCGGCATACTATCCTGAATCAAATCCGTCTGTATCGCAGTCGTTTCATCAAAGAATATGGTGAAGTGGTTATCGTGGCGGATGGTGGCGAGAACTGGCGCAAGGTTGTATTTCCTCAATATAAAGCCAAACGCAAAGCCACCCGTGATGACAAGAAAGAGTACTGGGACGAAGTGTTTCGTATTACCAGTATGATATTACGAGAGCTTATAGACAATTTTCCCTACAAGGTTATGCATATTTGGGGGTGTGAAGCTGATGATGTTATCGCGCAGTTAGCGTATAATACTCAAGAGTTCGGCAACCATGAGCCTGTTATGATCGTGTCAGCTGACCACGATTTCAAGCAACTTCAAAAGTTCGACAATATAAAGCAATACTCCCCTTTGACTAAAAAATTTGTTGAAGAGGAAAATCCCCTACTATACCTGCAAGAGCATATTCTCAAGGGTGATGCTGGTGATGGGGTTCCTAACGTATTGTCTGATGACAATGTTTTTGTGGAAGGTCGCAGACAGAGCTCTCTGTCAGCCAAGAAAAAGCAAACACTTCTACAAGATCCAGAGGCTATGGGTGCTGACATATATCGCAACTACCAACGCAACAAAATGTTGGTTGACCTGAACAGCTGCCCTGACCCTATAAAAAAGGATATTATAAATAAGTTTGAATCACAAGACCCGTGGGGTAATAAAGGCAATGTCTTCCCTTACTTGGTTGAAAAAAAATGCACACTTTTACTTGAAGTGGTGGAGGAGTTTATTTAATGAAGCTTGTATATGAAGTTTTGACTGAAGCGGCAAATGCTAGAAGCAAAAAAGAAAAGGTTGAAATCCTGAAGAAGAACGAATCATGGGCACTGAAAGATATTATCAAGGGGTCTCTCGATCCTACCGTGTCTTTCAATTTACCAGAAGGCCCAGTTCCATATGTGAAAGCAGAAGGCCATAACTTTCCTTCTAATCTACTCAAAAGACATAAAGACTTTCGATATTTCGTTAAGGGTGGTCCAGGCGATAAAATGCCCACCTTTAAACGGGAGTCGATATTCATCGGTCTCTTAGAGGCCATTCATCCCGAAGATGCAGAGTTGGTAGTATCAATGATTAATAAGAAGCTTGGTGCTAAAGTTTCGAGGTCAGTCATCGATGAGGCATTCCCTGGATTAATTCAAGACTGATGATGTTGCATCCAACAACCCAAAGGAAACCCAAACTCCATGATGGTCAACACTCAGATCGAAAGACTTAGAACTGATTCACGTAACCTGGACAATTATGCCCAGAAGTTAAAAAAACAAGGGAGAACAGACGTAATGTATAAGATATTGAAAAAGAAAGCCTTCCTTGATAAATCGATCAATGACCTAGTAAATGTTCAAAGTGTAGTCGCATAGACTATAAAATTTTCAAATTATTTTAAAAAACCCCTTGTCATTTCCTTTCGATGCTTGTATGTTATTCATATGACAACGAAAGGGAATGACATGACAAAAGTTCTTTGGAAGATTGAAGCTGTTGTGGTTGAAACTCCTGAATATGCTCGGTATCGGCTTGGTGAGACATTCGACATCATTGATGATGACTATGAAGTTGTGACCTTCGATACATATGAAGCCGCTTACGAATTCCATCTGGAGCTGATTGACAAGGATATGGCTGCAATGGATGATTATGAATACGATTTCGAAGTCAAGGAAGTGACGGAATAGTGAATATCTTCATCTTATCAAATGACCCATATGAGGCAGCAGTTCAACAATGCGATAAGCACGTTGTTAAGATGCCTACAGAATCCGCACAAATGCTATCCACTGCACACCGTTTGTTAGACGGTACTATGGAATTGCGTCCATCTAAGTCGGGTAAACGCATGGTAAAATATTGGAAATTGCCTGATGAACGTGAAGAAGTTCTCTACAAGAATGTTCATGAAGCGCATCCGTGCACTCTATGGACAATCGAATCAGAGGCCAACTATTACTGGCACTATCGCCACTTCATAGCTCTATCGACAGAATATCAATATCGGTATGGTAAAGAACACGGCGCTTGGAAAATTCTCAAAGATGAATTGGCTACTGCCCCTAACAACATTCCTCGCATAGGCAGAACTCCATTCAAGTTGGCAATGAAAGATCAACCGCAGTGCATGAATGAATCAGACCCAGTTAATTCATACCGTGCGTTCTATAAAACCAAGCAAGATCGTTTTAAAATGAAATGGTCTAAACGTTCCATTCCAGAATGGTTTGAAGCTGCTTGAAGATATAAATTATTTTTTATATAAATATAGGTTAATGCTTACGACAAGGACTGCTTTCAAATGATTTCATTCAAATCTTATCTCAGGGAAGAATACATAGAGCTTGCCGAGAAACTAATCACGTTTGCTGGTCAAGCGTATCCTAAGTTCGGACATGTCATCATTATGGCTGGTGGCGCAGGTTCTGGTAAAGGCTTTGTCAAAGACAATTTAATTGGTGCAGAGGGTATTACATTTGATGTAGACGTGCTCAAAACTATGGCAGCAAAGACGCCTGCTATTGCAAAGAGGGTTAAAGATGAGCTTGGAGTAGATCTCGAAGATTTAGCCAGCAATTTAAAAGACCCCGAGAATGTCTCACGATTGCATGAGATTATAGGAGATTATCTCCAGCTCGATGATAAGAGGTTAAAGACCGTTTACAAATCCATCATTCAAGCGCATCCTGATCGTAAGCCAAACCTTATATTTGATGTTACGCTCAAGGATTTGCGTAAGCTTCAGAACGTTACAAGGCAAGTTAAAGCCCTCGGATATAAAAATGAGAGCATCCATCTTGTTTGGGTTGTGAATGATATTGAGGTTGCAAAAGCACAAAACTTGAAACGTGACAGGGTTGTTCCTGCAGAAATTCTTGTTAACACGCATCGTGGTGCTTCTCAAACCATGAATGATATTGTCAACATGGGCAAGACACTCAAGAATTATATGGATGGGGACATTGTATTCGCGTTTAACAAAGTTGGCGTGGATAGTGCTCTTGTTAAGAGCGGTAAGCCGGGTAAGAAAATTGGTATGAAGGGTAAAACAAAAACTGGCCAGTTTATTAAAGACGCCAACTATTTCTATGTTAAGCGTGCTGGTAAGTCTATCCCAAGCGTAAACGCAGTTTCTCTATCTCTTCGCAAGAAAATCGCTTCCTATGTTCCGAGGGGTGTTGATTGGGCATAACTTTATAGAGGTGAAATGTGAAATATGTATTTGATGTGGATGGGACTCTAACTCCCAGCCGTTGTGAAATGGACCCCGAGTTCGCAGATTTCTTTTCAAAATGGATGCAGGGCAAAGAAGTATATCTTGCCACTGGATCTGATTATCCTAAAACGTCTGAACAAGTACCAGCATACATTCTACATGCGTGTGAAAAGATATATTGTTGTGCAGGTAATAGTGTATGGTCGAAAGGTGA